CTGTCAACCGCTCTGCTGGCGATGGGCGTAAACTCCAACACAGTCGCAACGTCCATTCGCCGTATGTACACCAACTTGACGATGGGTTCCAAAGCAACAAAGGCACAGCATGAAGCCTTTGAAGAGTTGGGGTTCAGCGCGACACAGTTTGCAAAAGATATGCAAAAGGTCGATGCAAACGGCAAGTCCCTTGCACCGGAAGCATTGAAACGGCTCTTCACAGCAATAGGCCAGCAGGACGAGGATAAACAGGTTGGCTATCTGAAAACGCTGCTCGGCCAATGGGCCATTGAGAGCGGCGCAAAGCTGACCGGAAACCTCAAACTGTTCGTGGACACGCTGGACGATGTAAGCGATGCTTCTAAATACACTGGCAGTATGTACAAGGAGTTTATGCTGAAATGCGAAACCTCCGAATCCGTACTGGAAATGTTGAGCAACGCATGGCGGGCTGTCCGTATCGAGGTTGGAAACAATTTCCTGCCAATTCTGAAAGACGTTGCGGGGTTTGGGCTTGATAAGCTGAACGACTTCCGCGCAGCCCTGCCGGATATAACGGCACGGGTAAAGGAAGTAATCGAGTACCTGCTGAATAACGGCGACAAGGTAGCCGCCACAATC